TTAGAGAAGCAAATCGACTATTTTTTATATTCTGGGAAGCTTGTAAAGCCGACAAAAGATGTTACGGGATGTGCTACCTTAAAAATCGTAGGTCTGGATTTTCTTTCATGTCTTCAGCAGAAACAGTTAACCAAGCTACATTAGCAAGTGATAGTAGATTTGGTATACTCTCTAAAACAGGTGCAGATGCTAAAAAAATGTTTACAGACAAAGTTGTTCCAATATCAGTCAACTATCCGTTCTTTTTTAAACCGATTCAAGACGGTATGGATAGGCCTAAGTCTGAACTTGCTTATAGGGTTCCTGCAAGTAAGTTCACGCGTAAAAAGATTGTGGCAAATGAACAGCAGGAAGACTTGGTTGGACTTGATACTACTATTGATTGGAAAAATACAGGCGACAATAGTTATGACGGAGAAAAGCTTGCTTTATTAGTACATGATGAAAGCGGTAAGTGGGAAAGACCCGATAATATATTAAATAACTGGAGAGTTACAAAAACATGTTTACGATTAGGTAGTAGGATTATAGGTAAATGTATGATGGGCTCGACATCAAACGCATTAGACAAAGGTGGGGAAAACTTCA